GTCAGGCCCATCATGTTCCAACGATTGCGTTTTCGTTCGACCATCAGCGGGATCGAAATAAGACACGCTCACTTTGCCCTTTTTGCATTTACCGTCTGCCGTCTTCGCCGGCTTTCCCGTCGTAGCCCCACGCTGGCCATCTGAATAGCTCCACGAGGAAAGCGCCTCCCGGGTTATCGTTACGTTACTGAGGGCGCCACCGCTAGCGGTGGTCGCCTCCCCCTGTTCCAGGAACAACCAATAACCGCCGGCGGCCTTGCTTACCGCGTTATGCGCTCGCGCAAGCCGGGTCATCAGCGCCGCGTCGGACTCCCTCACCTGGTCAATGTGTTCTATCGCGATGCTGGCCAGCTGTGCGGCTATTTTGGGGATGAGGCCGTTATCGGTGGCCACCGTTTTCACAATGTCCCCCAGCGTCACCCCGTCCCAGCTGCGGCTTTTCTGGCTCTGCACATCGCCTGGCTGTTTTTGCGCGTTCATGGGGGCCGATGTGGCGTAAAGCTGGATCTTGCGCGGTGGCCCGCTGCTGGCGCGGCCAGACACCACAAACCAGCCCTTATCGACCAACTGGCCATTAAAGCCCAGGGCAACGCTCAGGCGGGCGCCTTTGGAGGGTAGTTTTAGCGTTTCAGACAGGAGGGTTATTTGCAGCTCGTCAGTTTTGCCCGTGGCGCCGCCGTTGTCCGTTAAGCTGATATCCACCAGGTTTTCACGAATGATCGCGGTTATATCCTGCCCCTCCGCAATAATGCGGAATTCTGGCCGGAATTCGGCCGGCTGTTTTTGTTGCATCGGTTAATCCCATAGCTGGATCGGTGATTCGGGCGTTGGCGTCGCTATGTCAGGCAGGGTGATGATTAACCCTGCCGGATAAACAGCCCCCAGCGCCGCCAGTTCGCGATTAGCGTCTAAAACCGTTACAACGGTCTGCGAAAGGTTCTCCGTGCCGTAGTGGGCCGCACAGACGGCATCCAGTACGTCACCCTCACGGGTTAGATAGGTCATCGGCATAGTGTTTTATCGTGATCGAGTAGGTTTTCTTGCGGGGGGCGCCACCCGGTAAAAATAGCGGCGTCGTGTCGGAAAAATCGGTAACAACCCACCAGCCCAGCACATCGCCGGCGCTGCTCACCAGTTGCTGAGGCTCGGCCTTGTCGGCCAGGTCATAAAGCGCATCGATGCCGGCCACACCGTTTCGAAACTGGGAATGCGCTTCCCCGTCCATTTTGACCGTCCGGGCGGATTTCCCGGTGTACTGCAACAAGTCCTGTTTGCCGATCCGCTCCTGTTCACTCCAGCGCCAACTTGCCTCCCGCGTCAGCTGGTTATAGGTCGCCGTGTCGATAGAAAACTCAAAGTTGCCGAGCATCATCATAATGCTGGCGCTGTCCGCCGGCCGCCGTGCATCATAGGCGCCCGTGATCGTACCGATAATGTCCACCATTACCAGGCCTCCGCTGGGTCATGCATTGCATTGTTGCCGTTGAATATATCCATATTTTTCATTGACGACACCGCGCTATCCGCCACCGCTTGCGCATCCTGGCCAGGTTGAGCGATCACCGTCATGTTGACCTCTTGCCGGCGATTGTCCGTCATCGCCGGCTTGTCGCCAGCGGCGCCCTGATTGGTCAGTGAAGACAGGAAAGAAAAGGCCCCTTCTAACGGATCATCACCTTTGTCAGTTTCCCCGATAGCGGCCAGCATCCGATCGTCGGCCTTATCCCAATACGCACCAGGGCTCATAATCCGCTCGCTGGACAATGAATATTGCGCATCGCTGTAAATGCCCTGCAGTGCCTTCTGCTTCTCCGGATCCTTCAAAAGGGATTCCAGCCAGGCAGATTGGCCCCGCGTTTGGGCAAAATCACGCGCGCCCTCGATGTCCCCTTTACCAAGAGATCGCACAATGGCTTTTTTGGCGCTCTGCTCATCGGGCAACAGCCAGGCTAATTTTCTGGCGATGGCCAGAAACAACTTTGTGACCGTCATTATCCCGTTGGCGAATTCCACCAGGTTCGGGATCCATTTGTTCCTGATCGTGGTGGAAATGATGTCGATGCCGCCATTTTTGAACCAGGCGGAAAGCTCATCGGCCAATTGCGTCACCTTGGGCGCCAGCGAACCGCCCAGCTTGCCGGCGATTTCCTCCACGGCCGATCCCCACACGCTACGCAGATTACTGAAAGCAATATTGCCGCGAATGGCGCCATCAGCACCCTCCTTCGTGACCAGATTGTAATGCTTCTGCTGATCCATCATCTCCTTGTAACTTTTGCCGGTCAGGCGCATGTACGTCAGGATTTTATTGGCCTCACCTCCCATCAGCATATCGACCGCGGACGCCGCCTCCTGCTCGTCTTTGTGCGTTAGCGCGCGCTCCATGATTTTTTCAAACTGCTGCTCATTGGTCAGGCCGGCAAAATCGCCGGCGCCAAATTTCAGCATCTTGAAAGCATCGTTAAGCGAGGATTGCTCCCCGGTCGCCTTGTATTCGCCGGCCTTGTTTTTTAGCTCCTCCAGGAGGTCCCCAAAGTTCTCCCCGTTAAGTCCCATCTGTTTTCCAAAACTGTCCCAGGCGTTATACGTCTCGATGCCCACGCCGTAGGTTCTCGCCTTACCGACGGATTCAGCGGTCCGGGCGTTCATATTCACAGGGGAAAGTATGGCGCCGGCCGCTGCCGCCAGTGCCCCGCCGCCGAGGGTCATCCCGATCCCCGCTTTCAGCGTTCGACCTACCGCCGTTTTAGCGCCGGCGCCAAAGCGGCGCAGGCGTTCGGCGCGCTGCAGGTCACGATTTAAGGCCACCTGAGCGGCATCCGCTTTTTTTATCTCGCGTGTGACGCTGGCATAGTCCCGTTTTAAGCCGGCAATATCCTTGCCGGCTAATTTGGCCTGCTTCATTTCTAAAGCCAGGACCTTCTGTTGTTTGGTCAGCTTCTCCGATTGCTTCTCAACCGTTTTCAGCCCTTTGTTAAGGCCGTCCGTAGACCGACCCCAGCTGGAATCGATATTGCCGCCGAAACTGATAACAGCTTTTAATTTTTGGCTAAGTCCGGCCACGATTGATTATCTCCACTTCAAGCACCAGAAAATCACTAAACACGCTGAAAGGCATGTTCAACCAGTCGCCCA